CTGGGGAGGTATGATTGATGTTCAGGATCCGGAAGTCAATTCACCTGCACCCGATACACAAGGCAAAGAGGAAGAGCAAAGCAGCACAAGAGGTCCTCGACAAATTAAACGCATTCCTGGACGCAACGGAACCGGAGCCGGTTTATTTCCTCACCAGGCTATGGAACGACCAGCAGCAGGCAATAACATACAAGGAGCTGCGTGAGGCAATCCTCAACGGCTACATCGACGTGAAGACCATCCAGGCCTGGCAAAACGACTACGCAAACTTTGTAAACGAGCACCTGAAGCCCCTATGGATAGAGGCCATGCAGGCAGCAAATGCAGACTTGATGGCAGCGCATCCGGATTATTTCTTTGACCCCATGAGCCAGGGTGTCCTCAAATGGATCAACGAACACGGTGCCCAATGGGTAACGGTAATAGCGGAGGAACAGAAGGAAGCAATATCGGCCATGCTGCAGCATGCATACAGCGGAGCCTTCACCGTAGATGAGCTGGCCAGAACGATCCGGGCGACAATTGGCCTAAATAAGGTCCAGGCCAAGGCCAACCTGAACTATTATCAGCATGTGAAGAAAACTCTTCTGGAAAACAACCCAGGCATGAAGGAATCAACGGCCCAGAAAAAAGCCCAGGAAGCAGCAGCGAAATACGCGGCCAAGCAGCATAGGCAAAGAGCTTTCACCATAGCAACAACAGAAATGGCATTCGCTTATAACAAGGGAGCTGACGAGGGAATAAAGCAAGCCCAGGAGCAGAACCTTATAGGCAAGGTGGTGAAGGTTTGGAGCACGGCAGCCGACGAACTCGTATGTTCTATATGTGGAGCCCTGGATGGTGTCGAACTGGAGATGGGCGCAGATTTTGATTTCAAAGGCAACCAGTTATACAGCGGTCAGAAGCAAACGCCGCCAGCTCACCCACGCTGCAGATGCGCGCTGCTTTACGTGGAGAAGGAACCGCCGAAATACAAGACGGTACCGGAGCAGGAAGTGATCCAGGACTGGAGCCCGGAAGATCAGATACCAACGCCCGAACCTCCGGACCCGGCAAAGCCCGTAATACCACCGTCAGAGAAAATGCCACCAGGCATGAAATACAAAGGCAAGGCAAACCTCGGAGGAACCGGGGAAATGCATTCATACATCGACGAGACCGGCCAGGAGTGGTTATTCAAACCGGCACAAAGTAAATCCGGAAAACCGGAAGCCTTCAGAGCATATGTCCAGGAAGCCGGTTATAAGGTCCAGGCGATAATAGATCCGGACACAGCGGTACCGGTAGGAACAGGAGAGCTGGGCGGGAAGTTTGGAGCTTTCCAGAAGCGAATAAACACCATAGGCGACAAGATAGACCTGAAGCACTGGCAATACACCAGCGACCAGCTGCCGCCAGGAACGGCCGCACAGCTGCAGAGGGAACATGTAACTGACTGGCTGCTGGCCAACTTCGACAGCCACGGCGGCAACTTCGTAATGGACGACGCCGGCAGGCTCATAGGAACAGACAAGGAGCAGGCCTTTAGGTACATCAAGGAAATAGGCGCCCAGCAGATGAGCTACACATACCACCCTAACGCAACCTACGGAGAAACAGAGCCGATTTATAATACTTTATTCCGGAGGTTTGCAAAGGGAGAGATTGACCTGGATCTGCAGGATACCTTGACCTACATCAAGAGAGTGGAGGCGATCCCGGACGACCAGTATCGTGAGATATTCAGGAGCTATGCAGAGGCCCTTCACGGGAAAGGCAAAGAAGCAGAGGAGCTGCTGGACCTGATCGTCGAGAGAAAAAACCGGTTAAGAGAAGACTATCGTCAGTTTTTCAGTGACCTTCTCACCGAGCGAACCGGAAAAAAACAAGTGTTCGTCTGGGCGGACGAGACAGCAGAGCATATGAAGCAGCCACTGACAGCAGTAACACACGGCTCGGAAACCCTGCAAAAGATGAACATGGCAGAGCTCAAGCAGCTGGCCAAGCAAAAGCAGATCCCATACTACAACAACATGAATAAGACCCAGCTGGTAACGGCCATATCGGACCCGGCAAAAGCGCCGGAAATGAGCGCCCAGGTAAGAAACAGACTGCTGGCCAACGAGGCAGCAAGGAAAGCTGCAGCAAGGACGCCGGCAGCACAGAAGGCCAAAGAGATTATATCTGCAGATGATGTGTTCCAGGACGCGTCGATTATTCCGGAGAAAAGGCTGGGAGTTCCAGTCAGGAGCGACAAGGGCAGCGTTGAAGGTCTCAATTTGACGGCCAGGAGAATGCGCCTGTTAGACGACGCAAGCGGTACCGAATATGAGGTATACGAAATATCCGGAAAACTCACCAGGGAAGCATGGTCCAAGACATGGGATAAAATGAAGCCAATAGGAGAAATAGGAGAGCTGGAATTTGAGCTTGCAGACGATGTCAAAAAGCTCTTTGCTTCCAAGGCGGACCTCGGAGCTTCCATCCGGACCATAAAGGTAACCGACGGAGAAACCACATTCGAGCTTTATATCGATGGCCAGACAAGGAGATACAATGGATGGCGTGGTTTTTTCAGATTGAGAACTCCGGTAACCTCAAACGGAGCTGCGGACGCTGCAAATATGAGAAACATGCTGCAGAAGCTGGAGCTTGATGATCTTTTATTGAAACCGGACAGCGAGGCAGAAACGATCCTCAAAAAGAGCCGGCTTGTATGGCAACACGCTCCACATCGTATCCAGGAATTAGATGGTTTGACGCCAGAGCAAATACCGATTAAACTGGATATGATATTAAAGCAAGAAGGAATAGACCCGAAGCGTATAAATAACATGAAGCTGGTTAAAGTCTTCGAAGGCTATTCAACTTATGTCGAAGAGGGCATCGTGGAAACATACAAGAAGGCAGGCCTGAAATATGTCTGGACCGGAGTTCCGGACGGAGACGACATCGTGAAGATCATCCAAAGCCCTGGCCTGATGTCAAATAACAACCGTTTCAGGGCAGGATTGAGGCGCACAGGAGCAAGTCCGGTAGAAGACTTCCGGACCGGCGGCAGCGATAATGTATTCACCAGGATAGGCGTCAAGAATAAGAACAACCCAAGATTTGACGACTGCTACCGAGGGAACCGATATCGCATTCTTATTGATCCAAAAGTCATGGAGAGAACCGACTGGTATGCATATGAAGGAGACTCGTTCGGAAGCTCGGATCCGTCGGCACTGGCCGGCAGGCTTTCGCCGGTGGAATTTATTCAGAGAATGGCCACAAGCTACCGGTACGGGAACGAAATCATGTTCAGGCACGGAATAGCTAAGGAGACATTCATCGGGATATCATGCCAGAGCAACGCGCTCCGAGCAGAGCTCCTGGAGAAGTTCAAACAGGCGCATATTACTGCAGTAAACGGGATACCGATAGAAGATTTTGTAAAGGTGGGATCTACGATATGATAGACCAAAGAGCTGTATACGTCTTCAAGCCACCGGGAGAAAGAGATTTCACCGGGATAGCGCTGGATGTTCACATTCACAAAGAGGCCCTCCGGTTCTTTGACACCAACAGAGGACACGAGCTGCCAGGCAAAGTAACCCAGGAGACAGACAATGGATTTACATTCACATCAACGGGAATCATCCAGGGAGAATGGCAGTTCAAAGTTCTGGGAATTGGAGAGTTTAAGCGGAAATATTTCAAACTGGTCGAAGGCGGGCAAGCGCTGGCGGCCAAGCTACAAACCACAGAGGACCTCCACCAATGGTATCGGAGGGAGTTCAAGATTTAAGACGGGGAAAAGGACCTCGTCTTTTTGCTTTGAAAGGAGGTAGATAACAATGGCCAAGTTCAGCGACCTGGTGAGCATCAAGAAGGACCAACAGAAACCGGCCACACCGGCGAAATCTACATCAGGAGTGATAAAAGGTCGCTTCAAGATCCAGAAATCAGACGACGACAAAATGCTGGCCTTTGGCTGGGCCAATGTAGCGGTTACAGCCGGCGGCCAACAGATAGAGGACTACCACGAGGACATGATAGACCCGGAAGAGCTGGAGCAGGCTGCATACAAGTTCGTGGAGCTTTACCGGGAAGGCGGAGAGCAGCACGAGCGCGGAGGAGTGGCCGTGCTCATTGAAAGCATGGTATTCACCAAGGAAAAAATGAAGCTCCTGAACATTCCGGAAGGGACGCTGCCTGAAGGCTGGTGGATAGGCTTCAAGGTATTAGACCCGGACGTCTGGGAAAAGGTCAAGGATGGCACATATCCGATGTTCAGCATTGAAGGAGAGGCCATCCGGGAGGAAATCACCGAAGAGGAATAACAGAATAACGGCAAATCAAAAAACGACGAGCAATCGTCGTTTTTTGTTTTATATAAATTAAGCCGGGAAAGGAGGAGAGACGCGGAAATGGCATTCAAACTGAAAGACCTGAAAATCACCAAGGTGGATTTTGTAGAGGCCGGAGCAAACCCAGAGGCAAACATCCTGCTGTTTAAGAGCAAGAACGGAGCTCCGGGAGCAAAATCTTCTGAACCCCCTGCAGCGAAAGGAGGTGAGAAAAGCGAGAGCCCAGTCAAGAAGTTTTTCTCTGCTATAGCAAAAGCTCTGGGCATAGCCGAAGACGAGCATGTAGGCGAAGCAATCGAGCAGATAGCCAAAGGTTACGAAGCTGCCACATTCGGAGAAAAGATGGACGAGCAGAAGCGCAGGAGAGTAACCAGCGAAATATGGGACGTTTGCTACGCTTTGGAGGAAAGCCTGTGTTCCATTATCTGCGACGATGAAGTGCCGGAAGAGGACAAACCCGGCATGATGGAGCAGAGCCTGAACGAGTTCGCGGAGGCTGTGAAAGAGCTTATTCCTACATGGGCGCAGGGAAAAACCACAAACAAAATCGCCAAGAACGAGCAACCCATCACACCCGCAAGGCTTGAATTAGCCAAAGCTGCAAAGGAAAAGCTGGAGGCTATTATAGCCAAAGGGAAAAAGTATCCGGACACAGATCCGGAGACAGATCCAGAAGACACGTCCGTTCAGGACGGATGCAAGAAACCAAAAACAAAAAAATCGAAAGGAGACATGGAGGATATGAAAATCGACAAGAGCAAACTGACACCTGAAGAGCTCGCGATGCTCGAGGCCATCGAAAAGAAGGCCGGCATTCAGGACGAGCCCGCAAATGATCCTAATCCCGACGCACCTGCAGCAACCGATGTAAACAAGAGTGCAGGCCAGGCCGGAGACAACCAGAACACCGGAGAAGAGGAAGATATCTACAAGGGACTTCATCCTGCAGTAAAGGCAGAGCTTGAAAGACTTCGCAAGGCAGCAGACCAGGCGGAGGAAAAAGAGCTAACCGAGATTGCAAAGAAGTATGAGATCATCGGCAAAAAGCCCGAGGAGCTGGTACCTCTCTTTAAGAGCTTAAAAAAAGCCGGCGGCAACGCTTATGAACAGATGATCGCCATACTCGACGCCAGCGTGGAGGCTGTAGAGAAGTCCGGAGTTTTCTCCGAGATAGGCAAAAAAGGCGGCACTGGCACCGTTGACGCATGGGCGACCATTGAAAAGCACGCCGACGAGATCCAGAAATCTATGCCTAACTTGACGAGAGCTCAAGCAATCGACAAGGCATGCCAATTGCATCCCGAACTCGTACATGAGTACGAGAAAAATAGATAAGGAGGAATGAACATGTTTATCAGCACAGGAATTAATGATAGCCCGGTAATCACCGGGAAAGCAACTGCAGCCATTGAAAATGGCGCTTTTCTTGCTGCCAAGTTTGACGCAAACGGAGGCATTGTTCTTGCCGGTGCAGGCGAGAATGCACTCGGCCTTTTGATTGCTACCACTCCGGAAAATGTGGCAGCTGGCGAAGACGTAACCGTCCAGATTAAGGACATCGGCCTCTGGAGAACCGGAGGCGCCGTAGCCGCAGGCGCAGAGCTCACTTCTGACGCCAACGGAGCGGCCGTAACAGCTGCAGTGGGAAATTATGTGACAGCAATCGCACTCGAAGCTGCAGCAGCTGCCGGCCAGGTGATCAAAGTACAAATCGTAAAGTCAGGCAAAGTGCCGGCTTAAAACAATATGAAAGGAGATAACAGTCAATGAAAGGAACAAGCATATCTAACATTCAGGTACAGATCGCAAAAGGCTGGAGGCCCAATAACTACCTGACAAACATGTCCATGGCCTTCTTCCAGGAGGAAGGAGACTTTGTGGCACCCTCAATTTTCCCGATTTGTCCTGTGGCATTGAGCTCCAGCTATTACTACACATTCAGCAAGGCTGACCTTGCGAGAGACAACGTGCAGAGAAAACCCGCATTCGGAAAGGTTCAGCCTGCACTGATGGGCCAGACAGACAACACCTACAAGTGCGAAGTGGACCAGGTAATCGTAGGTATCGACCAGATCGACGCTTTGAACTACCAGAGAGCAAAGGCTCCCGGCGTGGCAGATCCGAGAAGAGCAAAAGTAAGATTTGTCACCGAGCAGCTGAAGCTCCACCTGGACCTTCTCTTTGCACAGAACTTTTTCAATGCTGCAGCATGGCAGAATGTATGGACTGGCGTAGCAGCTAACCCCGGCGCGAACCAGTTCCTGAAATTCACCGATGCCAACTTCGACCCTGTAAACTTCTTTGATGCCAGAATCAAAGACATCAAACAGTCCGGACGCAGAAAACCCAACAGGCTGGCCCTTGGCGTTGACGCATACAACGCATTAAAGAACCATCCTGACATCGTCGAAAGGGTAAAATACACCGGCAGCACCGCCAACCCTGCAATCGTCACACCTCAAGCTCTGGCTGCAATCCTGCAGATCGAGGAAGTAAAGGTTCTCGAAAGCACCTACAACAGAGGCGGCATCGGCCAGGAAGACATGCAGTTTGTATGCGCAACCGACGGCGCACTTCTCTGCTACGCAACCGACAATCCTTCCATCGACGAGCCCAGCGCAGGCTATATCTTCACATGGGATATGCTCGGCAATGGTCAGTACATCGCAATTGACCAGTACGAAGGAGAAAAAGGCACGCATGCAGAGTTCATCGAAGGTTTGATGGCCACAGACATGAAGAAGACCTGCGACGATCTGGCAATCTACTTCGACCAGTGCGTATAAGAGAAGGAGGGGCACCGATGAACGGTAACAGTTACGGTTACATTTGCAAAAAAGCGTGTGTACTTGGAGGCGTCGCCTATTCCGAAGGCGACGCTATCCCTGCTGATGCCGTTCTTCCGAGCCGCGAAAAGGTCTTAATCAAGCAAGGGCTTATAGTTCCGGCCGTAAATGTTGACGTGCTACTGGAGGAAAACAAATTTTTAAGAGCGAAGGTAGCCGAGCTTCAAAAGACTGCCGGAGAAGCCACAGAATCGCCCAGAAACGACGAAAAGGAACCGGGGAATATAATCATACCTATAACGGCAAAAGGCGGCCTAATTGAGCTCGAAATGAAGCCAGAGGACATAATAAAAGCCATTGCTACCCTGCAGCTTAATGCAGAGGAGGCTGCCAAGGCGGTGGGCGAAATCGACAAAGAGGAAATCCTTATACTGATTGATGCGCTTGACTACAGGAAAACGGTCAAGACAGCAATCCTGGAAAGGGTAGAGCAAATGGAGACCGGCGGAGAGGAAGAGCAGGGCAACACAGAGGAGAATAAGGGTCAGGGTGATGCATAATGGCAGAGAGAAGCTACACCTATGACCCAACGAAGATCAAGGAAAAAGGCAAAGACAGGATGCGTTTTGAGCTTGGCGACACCATGGTAGAGGGAGGAGCCGAAACGGCAGCACTTTCCGACGAGGAAATCAATGCTGTTTTGGAGATGTACCCGAACAAATGGAAAAAAGCCAAGCTGGCGCTCGTTGAAAGCATATGCCGGCGATTTTCCTATGAGGTAGACACCGACGTCGGACCTCTTTCCCTGGGCCTACAGGCCCGCGTAGAAGTATGGCGAGAGATGTACAAGGAGCTAAAGGCCGAATTAAATTATTCCGTGCCGAGCGCAAATCCGGCCGCGATAAGCGGCGACGCATACTTTTACAAAGGAATGATGGATAACCCGGCAGCAGGACGAAAGGAAGGTGGGGGATATGTACCTCAGGCCAGGGAACCTGTATAAAGACTTTACCGTAGAGAAAAAAGACAGAACCGTGAGCTCACGCGGGAGAGCAAAGAGCGGATACAGCGACGATGGAGTGACAATAAGAGGCATCCTGGCCGAGGCTAAACCCCAGGAAAAGGAGCGATGGCGGCAGCTCCAGCATCCCATAAGTCACACGATAGTCCAAAGAGGAAAGCCCAAGGCGGATCCGGAAGACCGCCTGATTTTTGGAGACAGAATATTCTTCGTCCAGGGAGTAGATGAACCGGGCGCCTTGGGACTTTGGACCATTTACTACGTGGAGGAACGCTTCGATGGCTATGAATATCAAGATTAAACCGGAGATAGACAAAATAGTGGACCAGATAAACCACGAAGCTAAATCCAGAGCTTTCAGGGCCGCCAATGAGCTCCGAAATGCAGCGCTCAATGTCCTGCGTGGCCAAAGGTCCGGCCGCGTTTATAAAAGGCCTTTTTCAAGCAGCAAATATACAGCTTCAGCGCCAGGGGAACCACCTGCAGCAAGGACCGGAAACCTGCGCTTGAGCTGGAAACCAAGGACAGGATCCGAAATAGCAGGCAGCAGCCTGACGGTAAGGCCTGCAATTGTCACGGACGTGAAATATGCACCAATCCTCGAAAAGGGATACGACGGCGAGGTCCAAAAGACCATGAAGCTGAAAAAAGGTGGTACCAAAACGATAAACTACCACCTGACTATTGAACCGCGTCCATTCGAGGAACCGATAATCGAGGCTGCAAAGCCGAAGATTAAGCAAATCTACAGCGAGCCATATCTCAAATAATTCAGGGAAGGAGGGAAGCCATGCCGTTAATTAAAGACACCGTCAACAAAGTGTTTGATAAAGCCAGCGTGCATAAAGGAGATTTAATCAGGGCGAAACATGAGACATGGGATGAACCCAGGAATGGGATTGTAACAGCGGTGAGCGATGAAAAGCTGACCGTTTTATTTTTGCCAGGCCTGGGGAACGTCACAAACTACTTCACAATATTTGCTTCAGAGGTATCTGCCGGCAAATGGGCGGTCAAATGGACCACCGACATGGAGACCATCAATTCTGAAGGCACGGCAGGCGAATGACAATGACGCTGGAGGATTTGATTTATAACCGACTTATAGCCAGCAAGGACCTGACGGACAAGCTGGCCAAGTTCAACAAACTGCCGGCAATTTTCTACCAGGCAGCTCCTGGAGATCAGGAGGAAGGCTGGAAAGGCAAAAAACAGTACCCGCGAATTGATTTCGTGGTAGACATGCAGGCCAATCCGGAAAGACAGAGCTCCGGATTAATGACGCTTAACATATGGTGCGACGAGGCCGGAACGCCTCCGGAAGAAATAGAGCCGGAAGTGCGTGCTGCTTTATGTGATGTGTTCATGCAGCCGGCCGAACAGCCTCCGTACTGCCTGGCCTGGGTAAGGTCTGACAGCTTCGAAGTAAGCGCAAACACAATAAAAGGATCCCATGTAAATGGCATAACAGTTCTTTTTGACGTGCTGGCTTTTCCCTGCCAAGAGACAACAGACCCGGATCCCATCATGGCCATGAACGAGTTCATCAAGGAATGGGAACCAGCCGCTGTATTGATAGGCCGTGACAAGATCCAGGATTACTTCACAACAGCAAACGACAAGCCTGCATTTTATTTCAGGCTTGCGATTTTGGAACTTGCCCAGGAGACAAATACAGTGGCCTGGATGAACGGAAGCATAGCTGGCCATATATTCGCTCCAACTGCGGAAGCAAGGCTACAATGGCTTAAATACCTCGTAGACACGCTGGCAACCCAGGGAGAGGTTACAATGTTGGACACATCTCCCATGTTCATACGGAGCATAAGAGCCGACAGCGCGGCCAATTACCTCATTACAGGCCAGCTCCAAATCAATGTGCGGTTTGGTATACTTCGCAGGCCAAAATATGCGCATGTACTGGCGAAGACGAATATCGCAGGAACAGATTATGAAGAATAGGAGGTTATTCTATGGCTGAAAAAACCGAGAACACCAAGAAGACCAGCTCTGTGGAGCCGACAACCCCGGAGCCCGAATACACAGCCGAAGAGCTCGCTGCAGCATCAGAAAAGGTATTCGGTAAAAAGGTCATGCCTGAATGCGTAATGGCTGCCTTCCGCGTGGCAGGCGTCGAAAAAGCCACAAAAACACAGGCAGCAAAAATAGTAAAAGATTTCATGACGAAGGAGGTCAAGTAACATGGCAGGAGTTTTCACGATAGGTGAAAAGAAAGTCCGCCCTGGAGTCTATACCAGATATGAGAATGCCGGCGGAGTAACACCGGCAGGAGCCGTAAACGGTATAGGCGCAGTAGTTATAAGGGCAAACTGGGGACCGCTCAACAAGCTCGTAGAACTTGACAGCCCCAGTGCGGCAACTTCCACCTTTGGAACAGAGCTCACCGTGGACGCAATCACAGAGATGTTCAACGGAGGCTGCAGCAAAGTAAAAGCAGTAAGAGCAGGATCCGGAGGAACCGCCGCAACAATAACCCTCAAAGACGGCGCTTCAACTGACGTGGTAAAAATCACCGCGAAATACGTCGGTAACCGTCCGTTCAATGTAACCATTAGGGACAGTTTGCTGAACGACGATAAGCGCGAATGCATCATCTATTCAGGGACCACAGAGTTTGAAAAGGTGGAATTTGCAAAGGGAGCAACCGGAGCAGGAGAGCCAGCAGATCTCGTGGCGGCATTCGCCAACAGCAAGAACTTCACAGCAGAAAAACTCGCCGACGGAAACAAGGTGCTGGCAACAGTGGCCCAGGCAGCCATGACAGCCGGAACCAACCCGACTGTAACCACCACCGAATACAGTGCAGCGCTTAATATTCTGGAAGCAGGCAAGTGGAACGTGCTGTGCGTAGACACATCTGACACGGCAGTTCATGCACTGGTACAGTCCTTCATCCAGAGGATCTACCTCGCCGGAGCCACACCGATGGCCTGCGTAGCAGAGACAAAGGATGTGGACCTTGATACCAGGATGAACCATGCTGCAGCATTCAACGATGAGAAAATGGTCTACGTCTTGAACTCGGCATACGACGCCAGCGGAAACCTTTATGACGGATACAAGCTGGCAGCCAGGATCGGTGGCATGATAGCAGCCGTAGCTTCCAACACCAGCCTGACCCACACCGTGGTAAACGGATTTGTTTCTCTCGCAGAGGCGCTGACAAATAGCCAGATTGAAAAGGCGCTGCAGAAAGGCTGCATCGTTCTCACAGTGAACGCAAGCGACCAGATCTGGATCGAGAGCGCCATCAATACCCTGGTAACACCAAGCGGCAACCAGGATGAAGGCTGGAAGAAAATCCGCAGGACCAAGACCAGGTTTGAGCTCATCGAAAGGATAGTAGCAACCACCGATCCACTGATCGGCAAGATAAACAACGACAGTGACGGAAGAGCGACATTCATAGCTGCGGCCCAGGGCGTAGTAAACGCCATGATCGGCGAGAAGAAACTCCTGGACGGTACCGTTTATGAGGATCCACTCAATCCGCCTGCGGGAGACAGCGCATGGTTTGTAATTGCTGTTGATGATATCGACAGTATAGAAAAGGCATATCTGACCTTCAAGTTCAGATTTTCGCCTGAATCTTAAGGAAGGAGGATAAGGCATGTTAAATAACAGAGCACCGATTGATGCCAGGAAAGTATTGACCGGGAAAGACGGCGCGCTTTACAACGACGAGGGCGTCATGCTGGCCACCGTTGAAACATTCCAGACCCAGGTCAATGTGACAAATGCTAAATATCAGCCGCTGGGAGACGCACAAGAGCATGAAGTGTTCCAGGCCTATGGCGTGACCCTAACCTTCACAGAAGTGGTAATCGCAGACGAGCGCTTCATCCAGGAGCTGTTCGAAGGAATGAAGACCGGAGTAATGCCGGCTTGGAATTTCCAAGGCGTGGTAAAGGGACGCAACGGGAGCGAACAGCGCATGATTTACAGACAGTGCGTACCAAGCGGCACTATAGATCTGCAGAACCTTTCCGTGGGAGATACCATCAAGAGAGCCTGGAGCCTCTTTGTCAATGATCCTCCGGAATTGCAAAGCTTGTTAACCGCCTAATACGCAACCTAATACGCAATGGAAGCGTGCAGGCATATAACCAAATATTTATGGCCGTCCTGCACACCAGGGCGGCCAATTTTTTAATTTAAGGAGGTTATGAAATCATGGCAAACGATAAAATCGAAAAAGCCAGAATTGAAGAAATTGAGCTTACTGAAGAGGAGAACAAGGGCCAGTTAAGAGCATACGAGGACGATATCCTCAAAGGTTTGCTGGCGGCTGCAAACTTTAAGACTGAGGAAGACAACATTCAAACAATCGAGATAGCCAGAAACGGCGTGGTTCTCTTTAAATTCCGCATTCGTCCTTTGACCGAGGAAGAATACCAGGCCTGCAAAGAGAAATACACCAAATACGTCAGGAACAAACAGCTCGGCATTAAATTCCCTGAATATACCGACACCGTAAGATACAGAAGCGCTCTGATATACCAGGCAACCATAGAAGAGGACAGGGCAAAGATCTGGGATAACAAGAGTGCATGGAAGGCTTTAAATGTGCTCAATGGTGTGGACCTTATCGACAAGACATTGCTCGCAGGAGAAAAGGACGCCGTGCTTGAGCTTATCGACAAAATCAGCGGTTATTCAGTTACTGCAGAGGAAACCGCAAAAAACTCATAAAGGCCGGGGGAATGGCCACCCTGCTTCATCACATATTCCAGCGGATGGGCATTCCTCCGGACGAGGTTATGGCCAAACCGCCAGGAGTGAGAGCTTTCATGTTAGCCTCTATGCGCGTGCAGCTTGAGGAAGAAAATAATTCAGAAACAGACGAATAACCTCTTGACTTTCTGTGGCACAATAATTATAATTTAATTGTGGCACAGAAAGTGAGGTGATGAAGTGAGTCCACGCACCGGAAGACCGAAGTTAGATAAGCCTAAAACCATTGAGGTTAAAGCAAGGATCGATGAAGAAATGAACAATCGATTAAAGGAATATTGCAGAAAGAACAATATGACAAGAACCGAAGTGGTAAGAAAAGGCTTGGAAACGGTATTAAGAGAAGAAAAAGAATAAAAAATGGCACCCGCCGTCCCGTCAAGAACAAAGCGAGTGCCACCCACCAGCCGAAGCTGATAAATACATTCTATCAGACTTCCGGCTGAAAAACAAGGAGGTTAATAGAATGTCGCAAATCGAAAAGTTATATGAAGCTTACTGCGTAGAACAAAGCCACGCACCAATGTCACAAGAAACCATGCGTCTACATGAAGTTTTATCAAGTATGCTTCCTCATAAGGAATATATGAAAGTAGAGGAACTTATCACAGCCAGCTATAACGAGCGAGACAAAGAATTCTTTTTTGCTGGATTCAAAGCAGCAATGAGATTATGGGTAGAGGCGATGAAATGAAAAAACTCGATCTCACAGGTCAGCGTTTCGGAAGGCTGGTAGTAATTGAGGAAGCAGGTCACTCATCTGATGGGCGCGTAAGGTGGCTATGTAAGTGTGACTGCGGAAATTATACGTCCACTCCAAGCACAAAAACACTGCGAAATGGAACCTGCAGAAGCTGTGGATGTATCGAAAAAGAGCGACCTAACAAGCGAACGCATGGGAAGTCCAGTACAAAATTATTCCACGTTTGGAATGGTATGAAACAAAGGTGTTATAATCCCAATAACAGAAGTTATAAAACCTATGGAAGCAGAGGCATTAAAGTTTGCGACGAGTGGCGTGATGATTTTATGGCATTCCATGATTGGGCTATAGCCAATGGTTATGAGGAAGGACTTACAATAGATAGGATTGATAACGACGGGGATTATGAACCAAACAACTGTAGATGGATTACCCGACAAGAAAATGTAAGCAAAATGAGAAAAGAACAATAATAGCAATGGCGCTAACAATGAACACTGGGAAAACCCAGTGTTTTTGTTATGGAAAATAAAGAAAGGAGGTGCAATATGGCTGCAGAGGTTTTCAGGATCGAGATCCCAATTAGTGTCGAGGATAAGACGGATCCTGGCGTTTCCCAGGCAACGCGAAAGATAAACGGATTTGACAAGGCCAACCAAAAGACGCAAGAGCGGCTGAACCAGATGAACAAAACCAAATACCAGATCGTTCTTGATGCGCTGGATAGAGCATCAAGCATTGTCGGTAAAGTTTCATCAAAAGCACGCAGCATAGCTGGTAAGACATTCAGCTTTACGATGAAAGTAATCGACCTGGCCACAGCACCATTAAAGGCCTTATGGAACTTCGCAACCTCCATACAAGGCGCCATACTCGGCGCGACCGGTGCATTTGCCGGTATTTATAAACCGATGGACATAGCCGCCGATTTCGAGCAGACACAGATCGCATTTGAAACCATGCTAAAAAGCGCCGAGAAGGCAGAAAAATTCCTGAAGGAAGCGTCAGAGTTCGCCAATAAAACACCGTTCGAATTCCCGGAACTGATCAACAGTAGTAAGCTGCTGATGGCCTTCGGTTTTGAAGCAGACAATGTGCTTGATATGCTGAAGACCATAGGTGACACGGCCAGCGGCCTGGGAGCTGGTTCTGAAGGAATAGACCGTATAACGAGAGCACTCGGCCAGATGAGAGCGAAAGGACGAGCACAGGCAGAGGAACTCCTGCAGCTTCAGGAGCTTGGTGTACCAGTCAACCAAATACTGCAGGAAGAGCTCGGCCTAACCGGAGAACAGATCGCAAACATCGGTAAAGAGAGTATAGAAGCGGCAAAGGTTATAGATGCGTTATTACGAGGCATGGATAAACGTTTCGGAGGCATGATGGCCAACCAATCCAGGACCGCCAAGGGTATGATATCAACCCTTAAAGACACTCTTCAAAACTCACTTTTGAGGCCCTGGGGACAAGGCCTGTGGGAAGGTATAAAGCCAGGACTTGAAAAGCTCACCAACTGGATAGACGAGAACCAGGACATCATCACACAGTGGGGAGAAGCCTGGAAGAAAGCCGGAGCAAATATTTCCAAGTGGGTAATGGCCAGAGTGGACAACTTAAGAAACAGCATACAGCGCATGGTTAACTCCCAGGAATGGAAGGACGCGAAAAACTTCGGTGAAAAGCTGAAGATAGCCTGGGACAAGATCATAGCGCAGCCGTTCAACGAATGGTGGAATTCAACCGGCAAGGCCTGGCTTGCAGACAAAGCCAGCAAAATCGGTGAAGGAATAGGAACTGCGCTCTCTGCAGGACTGCTGGCCATACTCGGAATAGACGCAAAAGGCGCCGTAGAGGACGGAACCAGCATAGGAGCTTCATTCGCTGAAGGCTTCCAAAAAGGATTTGACGGCAAGAAGGTAGGTGAGGCACTCCTAAATGCCATAAAGGGCGTATTCAAAGACGCAGGAACGCTGCTCCCAGGAGGAGAGGAACCAACCAGTACATCCTGGCTGTCGGCCGGAGCAATAGCACTGGCGCTTCAAAAACTCGGAATTTTCAAGCTGATCGGCAAAGGCGGCAAGGGATTAATTAACCTCTTTGGCAAAGGCAGCAAGAGTGGAACACCTGATACAACAGGCATACCGTCGGCTTACTCAACAGACACCATGTATGTAACAGCCTCCATAGTTTACGTTTACGGAAAGACTATTCAGGGCCCAGGAGGAGGATCCCCGACAGGAGGTTCACCATTAGGAGGTTATCCTTCCCTACCAACAGTAACCAAGCCCCCAGCATTACCACCGGCCGGAGGAACACCGTTAGCACTTCCAGGAGCCGCAGGAGCTGCAGGTAAGGCATTAAACACTGTGCAGTTGGCCAACGGAACATATGTGGTCACAGGCGGAGCATTGGCAACCGGCCTGGCCAAGACCGGCGTAGCACTCGGCAGCGGAGCAACAACTGCCGGCGGAGCCATAGCAGCCGGAGCTTCAAGTGTTCTGGGCGGCGCGCTCGGTATTGCCGGACTTGGAGCCGGAGCGATAGACATATACCAGGGCACCAAGAAGACCGGGAAAGAAGCCAAGGACGAATACTGGAAGGGCGGTACCAAGATAGGCATGGTAGGCGCAGGAGCCGGCATAGGAGCTGCAATAGGCTCGGTGGTACCGGTAATAGGAACAGGCGTAGGAGCTCTTGTAGGAGCCGGAATCGGCGGCGTCGCCGCACTCTTCACCGGAGATAAAGCAGGAAAAGCCCTATCAGACGCAACAGACAAAGACGGAGCTTTATCAAAGTTCTGGGAAAACACCAAGCAGTGGGCAAGTAACACATGGGACTCCATCAAGACTGGAGCTTCAAACGCCGGATCCTGGGTGGCCGAGAAGTGGAACGCGGCCGGAGACTGGATCAGCAACAAATGGAGTAGCTTCAGCGACTGGTTCGACACTTCGGTATGGACCCCGGTAAAAGACGTCGGAATATCGGCCATTAACATAGCAGCCGGCGCATGGAGTGAAGTCAGAGACTGGGTAGGAGAGAAATGGATCGATTTCTCCGCATGGTTCGACGAAAGCGTATGGACTCCGGTAAAAGACGCGGCGCAAGCTGCAGGTGAATGGGTAAGCCAGAGATGGGATGAAGCCAGGACGTGGATCGGAGACAGATGGTCTGATTTTTCTTCCTGGTTTGACGAATCCATATGGACCCCAGTAAGCAATGCAGCGCAGGCAGCCGGCCAATGGGTAAGTGACCGCTGGAACGAGGCAAGGACATGGATAGGCGAACGCTGGTCCGACTTTTCAACATGGTTTGAAGAGAGCATATGGACCCCGGTCAAAACAGGAGCCCAGGCGGCAGGTCAGTGGGTAAGCGAAAGATGGAGCGAGGCCAAGGCCTGGGTAAGCGAGACATGGGGAACTGTAAGCACCTGGTTTGATGAAACGGTATGGCAGCCGGTAAAAAGCGCAGCACTGACAGCCGGAGCATGGCTGGGAGATCAGTTCACAGCGGCAAAGAACGCCATAAGCGAGGCCTGGTCCGGAGTATCCGACTGGTTCTCAAATAACGTATGGGAGCCCATCAAGAACGGAGCAACCAAAGCATGGGAATGGGTAGGCGAGAAGCTCGGCGGCATTGGCGAATGGATCGGAGACCTGGGCCAAAAAGGCTCAAAGGAAACCGGCCTGACAACCAGCAAGGGCAAAGGCAGTATCCTCGAACATGCATACGGCGGAATTATAACAAAACCGCACATGGGAATTGTAGCCGAAGACGGAGCTGAAGGAATTATCCCATTAAGCCCAAGCAAGAGACAAAGAGGTCTCGATTTATGGCAGCGGACCGGCGAACTCCTCGGAGTCA